TTATACTACCTTTTGTGTGAAGGAAGTGTGTTGGGAGAGCAATCTCCCATCTGCGGAATTAGTTTAGAGGCAAAACTAAAGGTTTCCAACCTTTCGTCACCAGTTCGATTCTGGTATTCCGCTTTCGGGTTATCCGAATACCCGAAAAAAAGATGAGTATAAATACTCTGAAGTTACGTAAGTAACAAATTACAACAGAACCAGTCGAGGTTCTTAACATCTGTGGGTAATCATTCCACAAGTAAAAAAAAACGAGGAAAACAAATGTTTAAAACGACTATCGCTGCCGCTGCTGCTGCAATTGCTCTTGCCCCTGCTGCCGCCCTAGCCGGACCCTATGTCAACGTTGAAGCAAACTCTGGTTGGACGGGATCTGATTATGCTGGAACTGCAACAGACCTGCATGTAGGTTATGAAGGAGACATTGGTGAGTCTGCTTCCTACTATGTTCAAGGAGGAGCTACTGTTGTCAGTCCTGATGCTGCTGAGAGTGACACTGTTCCTTCTGGTAAGGCAGGTCTTGGTCTTGCACTAACTGATTCATTGGGTGCTTACGGTGAAGTATCTTTCGTTGGTTCAGGTGACTCTGATATCGACCGTGGTTACGGATCCAAATTGGGTCTGAAGTACAACTTCTGATCTCTATAGACAAGTAAACATCTAGATGTTATACTGGGGATGCGACGGCATCCCCTTTTTTTATATATGGATTATATCTTACTTCTTATTGAGATGGAATGAAAAAATACTTTCTGACAATCGTTACTCATCCAGTTACTCATTATAATATTCTTACTATTGGATTACTTATTACAATAGGAATGCTACATAACCATGCACACTATCAGATGAGTAATGATCCCGATGGATATGTATTTCGATGGTGTAAGGCAAATCCAGAACGATGTACTTATAGACCACGTTAGATAAAGAATGATAATGAAAAAGAAAATTAAAAAATCGGAACAAAAAATTGCAGACTGTGATAATATCTATGATATGATTGAGATACTACAGAGTCGTATTGAGGAAATAGAAACTGAACATATGCAATTGATTTGTAAGATGGGAGAACTAAATAGTCGCGTAGACGACTTTTCTACAAATGAAAATTAATCTTTGGTACTCTAAGAGTATGAGTCAATGGAGATGGACTCTCTGTGAGGAGTTTAAGAATGGTGTTACGAAAGTAGAGCAACATGCTGGGCAACGTGAGGAATTGCGAGATGCTATGAATGATGTTGCCAATACGGTAGAGTATATGTTAGATGATAAATAACTGAAAACTGAAGACGTATAAAGAATTATACAATGGAAAATATAAAGATTAGGTGTCGTTCCTGCGGAAAGGAATTGGAAGGACACCCAAGTAAGACAGTTTGCTGTGGTTGTCCGAATATGGCAACCATTCGTGGTGATAAAATTTCAGCAGTTGACTTATCAAATGTTGTTATGTTAAACTCTTATCATCCTAAAAATAAAAAGGAAGTTCTTTCATCGGAAGATATCTTATGGCACGAACAAAGAAAGCAACGCAAAGTTCGCAAAATGGATTTTGAGATTAGATAGGGAGAGAGTCCGGTTGGTCGAGGACACCGCCTTGAAAGCGGCTGGGTGTAAAAACTTCGCAGGTTCGATTCCTGTTCTCTCCGTTAGGAAATCAAAATAAGTTGACGAATACAAATTAGTAACTATTATAGCTAATATGTATTTCAATCTAAAAACCATGGACGAGCACACCTATAATAACTGGGTGAAAGTCAAAGAGACTTTTGAGTCATCTGGGAATACTGAAAACTTTTACTATAAAAGAGCATGTGCTATAGTTGGTGGAGTACCAGATCCTATTGATAAGATGATAAACCAAGATAATGCCGCATCGGATGGATGAAATAAAATTAGAACATTATGTCACTCAAAAAGAGTGTCAGGAGATGATTGACGATGCTATTCGGAAACACAATAGAAATGCAAGTATTATCAGCATGTGTGTTGGGTGGGTTGTCTTATGTTTATTTGCTGAGGGCCTTCTCAGATTAATTGGAGTTATTCCCCCATTACTACCATGGTTACAAATTAAATTGTAGGAAAATTTTATGAAAGTTGGATTGATTTGGTTTAACAGTAATATTGCTGTGGATATGTCCCGCAGTATGATCGAAACTGGAATTGAAGTTTGGGGATATAGTAGTAACTATGATCTTGCATGTAAAGAATATGAAAAAGGTTATTTTAGTGGGGTTACAACTTCACTAGAGTATCTTGTTCAGGCAGTTAAATCTGATAGTCTTAGATACACTAGTGCAGGAAAGGTTCCTGGTATTTTTCAAATTTCACTTCCAGTATCAAAGGCAGAAGATACATTTGATGAGTTGATACCTTTACTTGAAGAGGGTGATATTATTATTGATTACAGTACCATTGACTTAGAAAAATGTCAGGAAAAACAAAAGTATTGTTCTAAGTTAGGTATATCTTATATCTTTGTTGGCATCTATGGATCAAGACATACTATTGATGTTTGTTCTGATATTTTTAAACGTACAATGTACAAATCACCTTTTGCACAAGCACCGAAGTGGTGAAAATATAAAATGACTTTAGCAGATGTCTTACTCTGGGGAACAATCCCATTTCTATGTGCCACCATTTATTTCGGGTACAGAAAAGGTGAAAATGTATACTATGAAAGTGACAAATATGACGGAAATGGAACAGCGCATTAAGATGAGGTATGCGTTTGCCATGTCCTCATTTGGTAGAATGTTTAGACCTAATAATATTATATGTGAAATGAGAGCACTTTGTAGAGAGTGGTCTGAAAACATTGATGAAATACCACCTGGTAAAGACTTGTATCAAGTTGATCGTTATTTTCTAGAACTTTGGAAAACAAGAGAGATTACTTATGGGTAACATAGCACTCAAGGCAGCACACTTTGCTTCTGCCACACTCAATAATCCGTGGGGTGTTGGTAGTTTAAGTTTCATATTAGTCTTTGTTCCTGTTATAGGAATGTGGGCAGTCCACAAATACAACTGGCAGCATTGGGCACCATTTGACAGAGGGCACCAGAGGTAGTATAATATCAGAGTTGATATCAACTGCGGTACTTCCCTTCAGTAGGTTCAGAAGTATCGGCGATAGGAACCTACAGTTAAGGTCAGAGAAGTAAATGGAGCATGGGAGGTAATGTAATCGTGTTTATCATAGGAATGTGCATTGACTTATGATATGGGTTATAACCGGATACCGCACCTGCCTTAACAACTCAACTTTGTATTTTTTGCTAGTTTAAGCATAGTTGAGTAGCAAAACTAGAATTGGGGAGAAGAGGGAACCGGTAATTTTAAATTGCCTTAGAGGTGTTAGACTCTTCTTTCATTAAATACTTGACTACATAATCACAACACCTTATAATATACAGGTAATCAAAACGGGCAATGGAACTGACTGAAAAATTCAAAACCAAGGATTTAGATACCCTTCGTAATGCTGCAAAAGGTGAAATTTTCTTAGATGTGAAAAGTCCAAAATTATTTAAGAAAGTTCGTAAATATTATGAGTCTAATGGAGTAATTTTTTCTGGAGAACCACTTGATGATTATGAAATCATGATGGACTGTTTGTATTCTGATCTAAAAATTTCTGTTGAGGTTGTTTGATTATAGTCATGGAAAGACTTTAAAAACCCTGGTGGAGTCATAAGACCCTATTATGAGTTTACGGCATCTCTCAAATGTCGTTGGTGCGGGTGAGTTACTACCGTCCAGTTTCTTGCTTCTGGTTAAAGAGCAAGTGGCGTGCATGGCAAGACCTTAGGGGGAGAGTTGCATAAACTCTCCTTTTCTAGTATAATATATACTAGGAGTTTAAATATTTTATGTCCGATTATAAAAAGACTGCACTAGTTCTTGGTGCGGGTGGATTTATTGGAAGTCACATGGTCAAACAACTTCGTTCTGAAGGATACTGGGTTCGGGGAGTTGATCTTAAGCATCCTGAATATTCAGCATCTCATGCGAATGAGTTTATTGTTGGTGACTTGAGGGATGTTAATTTTGTAAAACGATGTGTTCGTTTTACTGGATACCTTGGAAACTTCTACAGAGATATTGTAGATAAGTTTGCCGAACCTTTTGATGAGATTTATCAGTTTGCTGCTGATATGGGTGGTGCAGGATTTGTATTCACTGGTGAGAATGATGCAGACATCATGCATAACTCTGTGTCCATCAATTTGAATGTTCTTGAGGAACAACGTAAACTGAATGAAATTACAGAGCAAAATAAAACTAAAATCTTTTACTCTGGATCGGCATGTATGTATCCAGAGCATAATCAACTAGACCCTGATAATCCTGATTGCCGTGAAGAAACAGCATATCCTGCAGCACCAGACTCTGAGTATGGATGGGAGAAACTATTCTCTGAGCGTCTCTACTTTGCTTACAATCGCAACCATGGCATCCCTGTTCGGGTTGCTAGGTATCATAATATTTTTGGACCAGAGGGCACCTGGGACGGTGGAAGAGAGAAGGCACCATCTGCAATCTGCCGCAAGGTTGCTAAACTCCCGGAGTCGGGTGGATCTATCGAGGTGTGGGGAGATGGGTTACAAACTCGTTCCTTCCTGTTCGTTGATGAATGCATCGAAGCAACTAGAAGACTAATGGAGAGTGACTTTATGGGTCCTGTGAACATTGGTTCTGAAGAGATGGTAACTATCAATCAACTCGTAGATACTGCTGCTAAGGTTGCTAATAAGGAAGTCTCTAAGATTCATATTGATGGACCTCTTGGTGTACGTGGACGTAACTCTAATAATGATGTGATTCGTGAAAAGTTAGATTGGGATTATCAGATGACACTTAAGGAAGGTATTCGTTACACATATTATTGGATTAGAGGGCAAATTAATGAGAAATAAGTTTAATCTAGTTGGTGATACTTTTACTCATTTAACAGGAGGTAATAAAGGATACTCAGTACATGGAAAAGAATCCAAGTATATTGAATGGGTGAAGGATGGTGGAGAGGATACTTTTTATTTGGATAATACTATTAATTATGGTATTCGGGATCAAAGAGCAGGAATTAAGTATCTTTGGTTATTAGAGTCAAAATATATTAAACCGGGATTAGTTGAAAATATTCTTGATAATCGTCAAATTGTTGAGGATACTTATGGCACTGTTTTTACTCATGATCAAAGACTTCTTGCTTTAGGTGATAAGTATAAATGGGTTCCTGCTCAAGGATTTTGGATTAAAGAACCAAAGATTTATGAGAAATCAAAAATGATTTCTATGATTTCTTCTAACAAACAAATGTGTGAGGGACATAGAGTTCGTCTTGGGTGGGTTGATAAGATTGGTGAACAATTAGATTTATATGGTAGGGGTTTTAATGAAATTTCTACTAAGGAAGAAGGACTTTGCGACTATATGTTCTCAGTGGCAATTGAAAACGGACAGTATGAAACTTACTTTACGGAAAAACTTCTTGATTGTTTTGCGACGGGAACTATTCCTGTGTATCTTGGTGCTCCTGATATTGGAGATCATTTTAATAAAGATGGAATAGTTGATTTAACAGACGTGTTTGACGTTTCGGAAGAAATATACTATAATAGGATGGACGCTATCAAGGATAATTTTGAAAGAGTAAAGAATATGGAAATATTGGAAGATTTTATCTGGGAGAAATATTTAAAAAATGAGTTTTAAAGAAAATTTTTTCAAAGAAAATGAAATAAAGAATGTTCTCCACATTGGTGCAGATAGAGGTGGAGAACTTCCTCAATACAAAAGTATTGGTGTTGAAAATGTTGTTTGGGTGGAAGCAAATCCTGAAGTATATTGCGAACTCATAGAAAATATTAAAATTATGAATATTGATGATGTCAATAGTTTAACATTCAATCAATTAATTTCTGATAAGGATGATGTAGAAACAGACTTTCACCTCTACTATGGATGGGATGCAGGACATCTTGTTGGGAATAAAGGTATGTCTAGTTTACTTAAAGCAAAAAATTCTAGTTGGGTTTCTGAATGTTATAAAGGTACTATTCAATTAAAATCTTCAACTGTTGATACCTTTTTAAAAACTAATAGATTGGATTATGATTTCGACCTTTTAAATATTGACACTCAAGGTGCTGAAATTAAGGTATTGAAAGGTGCTAATGATGTACTAAAAATGGTGCAATATATAAACTGTGAGGTAACTTTTCATTCTGCAACCTATCAAGGAAACTCTACATTTGAAGAAGTGAATTCTTTATTAGAAACTTATGGGTTCAAAGTTGTAGGTGTTGATAGATGTCTTGAAGGTAATTGGGGAGATGCTTTGTACATTAAGGAATAACTATGAAAATGAAAATCAATTATCACTCTCAGGTTGGTCAAGATAAATTCGTTGCCAATGCTCTTAAATTTAAAAATAATGGATTCTTTGTAGAATTTGGATCACAAGATCCTATTAATATTAATAATACATATACTTTAGAAAAAGAATTTGGATGGAAAGGTATAATGTTTGAGTGGGATGAAAAATATGCTCCACTATATGAAAAACATCGATCTGATGAAACTACATATATTATTTCTGATGCAACTCAACTCAATTATAAAGAACTTTTTGATAAGTTAAATGTCCCAAATAATTTGGATTATTTGCAAATAGATTTAGAGTCTGGGATGATGACACCTCTAAACCTTTTGAAAAAATTGGATAATGAAATTTTGAACGATTATAAATTTGCTACAGTTACCTTTGAACATGATATCTATTGTTCTAGAGAGAATAGTAAAGACAATGTTGGATGCGCTCAAAATGGATGGGTTCCATTCAATCCTAAAAATTTTCATACTGTAAGAGAAGAATCTAGAAAAATTTTTAAAGATCGAGGATATTTTTGTGTCTTTGAAGATATTAAGTGTAGTGAAGAATATCAAAATCCCTTTGAAGATTGGTGGGTTCATCCGGATTTGGTTGATATGGACCATATTCAAAATATTGTTGATATGAATAATGAAAATTATGTCAATAATGATGTGACTGGAGTATCTATTTCTGCACCTAATATAGTTTATGAATTTGATGAATAAGGAAAAAAAAACTTGTTTAGTAAAACAACCAGCAGGATTTGGAGATATTCTTTTTTGTCAAAAAATTGCAAAAATTCTTCAAAAAAATACTGAATATAAACAAATTGTATGGCCAGTTTCACCCATATATTCATATATTCAAGAATATATGGGAAATGATAATCTTTATTTTCCTAGAGAAGATGAAGATTTTCCTCATAAAAACATATACGAATCAAATAATTATAATTTTTTACAAACTGATAATTGTTTATATGTTCCATTGCAAACGGCAAATTATATTTTATCACCTTGCACTTGTCATGGAAATCCTAGAGCTCACGGGCACATTAAATACAATTTTTGCAATATAGATTATAATGATTGGAAAAATTATCTTACATTCGAACGATTTGATGATAGAGAAAATGATTTGGTAAAGTATCTTGGAATTGATCTTAATGAACCTTATAATCTAATTAATAAAAGTTGTGGTACTCCACCACACTGTAAGTATCGTGAAAATATTAAACCAGATAATGAACATAAGAACATATATATGGATCTCACTTCTGGATTCTCTATGTTTGATTGGTGTAAAGTTTTTGAACATGCACAAGAAATTCATATTATGGAGACAGGAGTTTGGTATATACTTGATAAATTGGGATTAGAAAATGTATATGTATATTCCAAATATACCAGTGATTGGAATCCTGAAAAAAATTTTCCAGATGATTTTTCATATATGAAAGATAATTGTAATAAAAACTGGAGACTTATAAATTGAAAAATATTTTTATTACTGGTTGTGGTGATGGTTTGGGAAAAACTCTTTTGGAAACCTCGGAGGAATGTGGATATAATGTATTTCCTCATTTTAGGGAAAATAAAAATTTTATTTCTGGTGATATAAACAAAAAAAATATTTTAGAAAAACTTCCAAAATTTTTGAAAATGAATTCTATAGATGTTTTTATTAATAATGCAGCAATCTATAAGAAAAAATCTTTAGTAGATACCACTGATGATGAAATAGAAAATATTATTAATACAAATCTTCTTTCTCAAATTTTGATTACAAAGAGAGTATATTCTTTTTTCAAAGAACGTGGGTCTGGACTAATTATTAATATAAATTCTTTATCTGGAAAAATTTCTTCTGCTAATGAATCTATATACTGTGCATCTAAATCTGGGTTGTACTCATTTTCAAAATCTCTGCAATTGGAATCAATTGATAGTAATATAGAAATTGTTGATCTTTTTCCAGGAGCAATGAAAACAAAAATGACTAGGGATAGGACTAATTATAATACTCTTATAGATACTAAAGATGTTTCAAAAGTTGTTTTTGATATTATTTTTAAACATACTAACCTCTATATGAATGAAATAGTAATTCGTAAAAAAAATAAAAAAAGTGGAGATTGACTCTAATGGGATTATTGACTGAACATAGATTGAACTATTACATAGATGAATATCAATTGGAATATTATTTTGAAACGGGAACGGGTCAAGGAGAATGTTTAGATTATGCAACAAGATATCCCTTCAAAGAATATTGGACAGTTGATATTGATGAAGAACTTATTGAAAAATGTTATGAGAAAATGAAGTTTTATGAAAAAAATATAAATTTTTTGATCGGCAAATCCACTGAAATTATTGATGAATATATTCCAAATATTCCTAAGGAATCTCCAACATTATTTTTTTTAGATGCACATTTTCCTGGAGCAGACTTTAAGAAATGTACATATGAAGAATCTATCAGGGAGTACGGGCAAGATGCTTTTCCTTTAGAAGAAGAAGTCAATTTAATCCAAAAGCATAGGGATATTTCTAAAGATGTTTTTATCATTGACGATTTAGTACTCTATCAAAAAGATATTGAAGTTGAGCATGTAAAAAATGGACACAAATGGGAATATGATTGGTTGCAGGAAGAACTGAATTTGCAAACAGATTCGAAATTTTTGTATGAAAAATTTGAAAAGACACACGAATTTAAAGTTGATTTGAGAAGTCAAGGTTATCTTATTATTACTCCAAAGAAAAAATGAAAGCAGCAATATTAGAACAGATTGATGCACCTCTTGCTATTAGAGATGTTGAACTGACGGAATTGAAAGTAGGTCAAGTCCTTGTAAAGGTTCTTGTTAGTGGTCTTTGTGGAGCACAACTTCATGAGATACGTGGTCATAAAGGTAATGTAAAGTTTCTTCCTCACCTAATGGGACATGAGGGATGTGGTATTGTAGATAAAGTCGGACCTGGTGTAACTACTGTGAACTTAGGTGATAAGGTTGTAATGCACTGGAGACCTGGTTCTGGTATTGAAGCACCCTTTCCTTCATATGTTCTTGATGGAAAAAGTATGAGTAGTGGTAAATGCACTACTCTTAGTGAGTATTCAATTGTATCTGAAAATAGATTAACTACTGTCCCACAAGATACTCCAGAAGATCTATGTGCGATTCTTGGTTGTGCTCTCACGACTGCTATGGGTATCATTGATAATGAAGTTGACCTTAAGTTTGGTGAAAGTGTTGTTGTTATTGGTTGTGGTGGTGTAGGACTTAATCTAATTCAAGCTGCAGCACTCAAAAGTGCTTGCCCTATTGTTGCAATTGATTGTAGTAAATCCAAAAAGGATCTTGTTTTTGCTGCAGGAGCATCAGTTTTTGCTGCAGAACTCAAAGAACTTGGTGGTAAGTATGATGTAATCATTGATACTACAGGTATTCCTGGAGTTATTAGTGATGCTATTGCACACTTGTCTGGAAAAGGACGTATTATTCTTGTAGGACAACCTGCACCAGGACGAGGTATAGAAGTTATGAATGCCATTAATTTGTTTAGTGGTATGGGTCAGACCATAAAGGCAACTCAGGGGGGTAAGACCAATCCTACAGAAGATATTCCTCGTTATGTTCGTATGCATCAAGAAGGTATTCTTAGTATTGAACAATTCGTAACTCATAGATTTAAATTGGATCAGGTAAACGAAGCATTCGACTTGCTTAGAAGTGGAAATGCTGGTAGAATCATTATCGAAATAGGAGTAGTATGATGCGGAAGGTATGGACAAAAGAAGAGTTGGTTGCCTTTGAGGATAGAATAGGTGATCTTTACTTAGATAATCAGTTACCATTTCTTTTCCATCTTTCTGGTGGCAATGAAGATCAACTGATTGAAATTTTTAAAGACATTAAAGATGGTGATTATGTGATCTCCAATCATAGAAATCATTATCATGCTCTCCTACATGGAGTTCCTCCTGAAGAATTGGAGGAAAAAATTAAAGATGGTAGGAGTATGTTTGTATATGATCGTGAACGTAACTTTTTCCTCTCTGCAATCATCGGAGGCACTCCTGCAATTGCTGCAGGGATTGCATGGGCACTAAAACGTAAGGGATCTACTCAAAGAGTATGGTGTTTTGTTGGGGATGGAACAGAAGATAATGGACATCTCTCTGAAGCAGTTAGATATGTTGATGGTCATGAATTGCCTTGCACTTTTGTGATTGAAAGTAATAATCGATCTTGTGAAGCATCTAACACTGATCGTTGGGGAAAGACCGCACATCCAGAATGGAACTCTTCTTCCGTAATTCGTTATCAATATGACTGTCTTTACCCTCACTGTCGTAAACCAGGAATGATTGATCTAGGTGAAGCGCAAAAGTATAAGAAAACTGATGAAGAATACTTTCCACCTCTAGAAGAGTTTGTTTATCCTAATCATGATATGGATGAAAGTCTTTCTTATAAGGAAGCAATGTCTCAGTCTATGACAGAACTTGGTAATGAAGGTGCTATCTTCATTGGATATAATGTTTTTTATGGTAATGCAATTGGCACTCTGAAAAACGTTTCTGATGATCAAAAACTAGAGACACCTGTGGCAGAGAATCTGATGGCAGGACTTGCTATTGGTATGTCATTTGAGGGATTTACACCTGTTATTTACTTTGAACGTCATGACTTTATGTTGGTTGCAGCAGATGCAATCATCAATCACATTGATAAGATTGAAAGGATATCTCATGGTGAATATAAAGTTCCTGTAATCATTCGTGCAGTCACTGCAGATGCTGGTCCCTTCTACTCTGGCATTACACATGCTCAAGACTTCACGAATGTGTTCCGAGAAGCAGTTAGTTTCCCCGTTATTGATCCTGTTACTGGGTCTGATGTTGTTAATGCCTTCAGAGGTGCTAAAGAAAGTGGTAGACCTGCAATGATTATTGAAAGAAAGTCGAGGTATTGATATGCTAGAGTTTAATAATTGTCCATATAGAAACAAACCCTATATGGGTCCACATAGTGAGTGGGTTGTAGATCTTTATCAAAAATATTTTGGAGATATTACTGATGGATTTTTAGTAGAAATTGGGGTTGGTTGTGTCCTTGATTGGCAAAAAATGGGAACACCTAAAATGCTTGATTGGGATAATGATGAAATTATTAGAGGAGAAAGTCATACTTTAGAATTGCTTGAGAATGGATGGACTGGTATTTACATTGAAAGTATTCATGAGTTGATAACAAATGAATTGGATCCTCTTCTACAAAGAATTCTTCCGGAGGAGCAGTATAAAAAAATAAAGATGGTAAAATGTGGTGCTTCTGATAAGAAAGAAGTAGTGCAGATCTATAATCAAGAATCTCTAAAACCAAGTAAAGATACTGTAGTTGATGAAATAATTCCATACAATTACCAAGGACGTAAACTTTTTTGTGATGCAACTTCTATCATTCTCAATGATAATGAATGTCCTTTTGATATTGATTTTATGTTGATTGATGTTGAAGGATATGAAGTTAATGTTCTCAATGGTTTAGATTTTTCTAAGCATCGACCAAAGTTGATGTTGATTGAGATATCTAATACACCTTTTCAAACAATAAATGATATGATTTCTGGTGACTATGTTTTTATTAGACATGATGGATTGAATGCAATGTTTGTACATAAAGATTTTTCAAAAGAATGAAGACATATCTATCTGTAGGAATAGGAGACATGTGTTTTCTTGATTCTATCCTCACAAAAAAAGAAAAAGAGAGTATCTCTGAGATTTATTGGGCATGTAGGTTTGGATATGTGATCAAAGAATTGCTTGAGAGTAATCCTGACTATCCAAATCTTACTTCTCATCATACTATAGATGATGAAACTGGAAAAAAATATATGGCACAACTTGATCCAGTTGCTGTTCCATTCTGGCACTTTAGACCCGACTTTGAAAAAAATTTTGAAGTAGGATTAAATTTGTTTGACATTAAAAATGAATGGAATAATCAAAATCTTCAAATTGTAGATGCGGCATTTTTATTTACCGATGAAAGTAGGTTATTTCAAGAATCTTCTATATTAAAATATTCTAAAAAAATTGATGAGGATTATATTCTTTTTCATTACCCTACATCTACAAGACCAAGAAGTGATATTGCAGACATTTCTAAATCTGATATGGAATTTATAAACACTTTATCTAAAGAAACTGGTTTAGTGGTAAAGATTATTTCTGATCATTATGTAGATCTTGATATTGATGATCAAGAATTGTTCTATAATATTCCAATTACTGATGTGAGGGATTTGGTTGCAAACTGTAATTACTATGTTGGATGTGATTCTTTCTGTGCTCATTTGGCATCTAACATTTTACCGAAAGAAAATATTTTCATTAAACTATCTCCCAACTTTAGTGGTTGGAATACATGGTTACTGAGGGCATTTATGCCACATTCACCAGAAGATGTCAAGCAGTTTTATAAATCTTACATTGGTAGACCATGAGTATCTTAGTCATTGGAGAAACATGCAGAGATGTATTTGTCTACTGTAATTCTAATAGATTATGTCCTGAGGCACCTGTTCCGGTATTGAACATCGTTGATCAGAGAGAAAATCCTGGCATGGCTGGCAATGTTCGTAGGAACATTGAAAGTCTGTCTGGAAAAGTAATTGATATTGCTACGAATAATAACTGGCATGAGATTGTAAAGACAAGATACGTTCATAAAGAAAGTAATCATATGTTTTTTAGGGTTGATACGACTCAATCAATTCCTAGGATCAACTTGAAAGAACTTGATTTTGATTATGATTTGATTGTAATTTCTGATTATAATAAGGGTTTCTTATTGGAAGAAGACATTCAATACATTTCTTCTAATCATTCAAATGTCTTTATCGACACGAAGAAGATCATGGGTGACTGGGTAAATGAAGCAAGGTTTATTAAAATCAATGACTATGAATATCGCAATTCTGAATCATATCTAACTGATGATATGAAGCAAAAAATTATTCATACTATGGGTGGAAAGGGTTGTGAGTTTAAAGGTAAAAAATATCCAACCAAAAAAGTGGAAGTAAAAGATCTTTCTGGAGCAGGAGATACTTTCATGGCTGGACTTGTCGTGAAGTTTGTAGAGACTGATGACATTGTAAAGAGTATTAAGTATGCAAATGAATGTGCATCTAAAGTTGTATCGCAAAAAGGAGTTGCTGTATTATGATTATTCTTACTGGTTCGCAAGGTTTCATTGGTAAAAAATTTCTCAAGGTACTTCAAGATGCTGGTAAAGAAGTGGTAGAAGTGGAGAAGGATAATAGTTGGCATTGGATAACATACTTTGATAATTGGGATAAGGTGGAATGCATTATCCATCAAGGAGCAATGTCTTCTACTACAAATACAAATCTAAAACAAATATTTACTTTTAATGTAGAATATAGTGAGTGGTTGTTTTCTCAAGCAGCAAAGCATGGTATTCCTGTTAAATATGCATCCTCTGCATCTGTCTATGGTAATCAGCAAGGTATTATCAATCCTTTAAACTATTATGCATTGTCGAAAGTAACTACTGACTATTGGGTTCAAGATCATATCGATGAGTTTTCTCTTATTCAAGGATTTCGATACTTCAACGTATATGGTGATGGAGAAGAAGATAAGGGGGATCAAGCAAGTCCGGTTAGTAAGTTTACGGAGCAAGTTCAAAAGACTGGTAAACTTAAATTGTTTGAGGGATCTGATAAGTTCCTGAGAGATTTTATTTGTGTTGATGATATTGTTGATTTAGTTCTTAATAACAGTAAGATCTCTGGAATCTATGATTTGGGAACTAGCAAACCAGTCAGTTTCGAGCATGTTGCAGAATGCGTTGCAAAGAGGTATAATGGTGAAGTAGAATATATCCCATTCCCAAAACACCTAAAAGGTAAGTATCAAGATTATACTTGTGCAAAGAAAGAATGGGGTAATTATCAATTTACTACTATTGGGGATTATTTGCAATGAAAACAATCTGGACAAATGGATGCTTTGACATTCTTCATCCAGGACATATCGAACTATTCAAGGCATGTAAATCTCTTGGTGATCGTTTGATTGTTGGTATTGATACCGATGAAAAAGTGAAGTCTGACAAAGGATTTGAAAGACCTATCAATGATATCTGTCATCGATACTCTATTCTTAGTGCAATTAGATACATTGATATTGTTCATGTTTTTGGTAGTAGAATTGAATTGGAACAACTTATTGAATTTTATAATCCGGATGTATTAGTTGTGGGTGGTGATTGGAGAAAAGGTGATATTGTTGGATCAGATCATGCAAAAGAAGTACGATTTTTTAATCGGGTTGGTGGATATTCATCAACTAACCTCATCAATAGGATTAGAAAACTATGAGATATGTTATAGATATTGATGGGACTATTTGTTTTTCTGGCAAGGATAAAAAAAGATATACTCACGCAGTTCCGAGATGGGATAGAATTCAAGTGATAAATAAATTATATGATGAAGGCAATTATGTCGTTTATTTGACTGCTAGAGGCATGGGTAGATTTGAAAACTCTCAAGAACTTGCTAAAAAAGAATTCTACGATTTCACCAAATCTCAAATAGAGTCTTGGGGATGTAAGTTTCATGAACTTCATTTAGGTAAACCCTCATCTGATTACTATATTGACGATAAAGGTATCAAAGACAATGACTTCTTCCGAGATTAAATTTGTTCCTAAAGGATGGGGACATGAAAAATGGATAGTCAATACGGATGAGTATTGCGGAAAACTCCTCTATTTTAATGAGGGGAAAAAATGCTCCTGGCATTATCACAAAATAAAAGATGAAACTTTCTATCTTCAATCAGGCAAACTTCTTTTATATTATAGTGATATTGATAGTATTGAAGATGCAAAGAATATTATATTAGATCCAGGAGATAAATTTCATATCTATCGAGGACTTAGACATCAAATGATTGCGATTGAATCTTCAGAATTATTTGAATTTTCTACACAACATCTTGACAAAGATAGTTATCGTATCTTAAGAGGAGACTAATGGCAATATCATATAATAGATTGGGTTCTAATGGAAGACTTGGAAATCAAATGTTTCAATACTCTGCTCTAAGGGGAATTGCAAAACATCATAATTATGATTGGATGATTCCACATCCAAATCAATATGGGACAGGTAATTATGGACTGTTCGAATGTTTCCAAATGAGTTCGGTAAGAGAAAGTAATTTTGGAATCCTTCAAACGCAAAAAAATATTGTAACAGGTCAATTTCATTTTAGTGAAGAATTTTTTAAGAATTGTCCTGACAATGCGAACATTCATGATTATTTTCAAACGGAGAAATATTTTAATAATATAGAAGATTTAATTAGATCTGATTATACTTTTAAAAAAAATATTGTAGATGCATGTAAAGACATTTTTGATGAATTGAAAAATCCAATTTTCATTCATGTAAGAAGGGGTGATTATGTCAATCAACCACAAAATCATCCTCCATGTCCAGTTTCTTATTATGAAAAATCATTAAAATATTTTGATGATGATTGTGAAGTATTAATTTTTTCTGACGATATTGATTGGTGCAAGAATCAAGAATTTTTTAACGGAGATAGGTTTTTATTTTCGGAATTTGAAGATAGATACGATCATTTATCTGAAACCAATGATGGCAATATAAAATCTTTAATTCCTTACTATGATCTTTGTATGATGTCTATGTGTAATGGTGGTATAATAGCTAATAGTTCTATGAGTTGGTGGGGTGCTTGGTTGCAAACAAATCCTACGCAACCTATTATAAGTCCACAACCATGGTTCGGAAAAAATTACGACCATTTTAATATGAATGATCTAATTCCTGATAGATGGATGATCCAAGATGTATGACTTAACTTTTCTCATTCCAACAAGGATCGAAACTGATGATCGATTGAGAAATATTATTTCGTCAGTCTCCTATCTATTAAAGCATATTCCTGCTAAAATTATTGTAAAGGAAGTATCTGATAGGCCCACTTTTAAATTTAGAGCAATCCCAGAAATAAAAAAATATGTCAATATATCAAATCTAAATTATCTTTATGAAGAATCAAAGGAACCTTTGTTTTGCAAAAGTAAAATTTTAAATGATCTTATAGTTGCTAGCGACACTAAAGTAGTAGCAAATTATGATGCAGACTGTATTCTTCCTTTGTCTTCATATCACTATGCATATGATATGATTGCTACAAATAAAGCAGATGTTGTTTATCCTTATTCTTGTGGGGTATATCAATGGAAAACTGATTACAATAAAGAAATATATAAGAAATTTATTTCCGAGTTAGATATTTCTGTTTTGGATAAACAAAAAACTTTATCAACATCTACAATCGGATGGTCTCAGTTTGTTAATAGGGAAAAGTATATTGACTCTTATATGATGAACGAGAACTTTGTATCATGGGGATGTGAAGATGATGAATTTTATTATAGAATGAGTGTTCTTGGAAATCGTATTGCTAGAGTGAATGATTATGTTTATCACTTAGAACATTCTAGAACTTACAACTCTTGGTTTAGTAGTCCTAATTTTAATGATAATTTTAATTTGTGGAATACTATTAAAATTTTTGACAAAAATCAATTAATGAATTATTATATGGAGCAAGAGTATTTAAAAAAAAGAAAAAACCAATTAACAATATATAAATGAACATTGCTATTTTAGGATCTGCCGGACAGATTGGTGCTTATCTGGAAGAGTATTTAAAAGAAAGGGGACATGATGTTATTGGTGTTGACATTGTTGAAGGTTCGCAGAATGACCTTCGAGTAACACCAAACATTTATGTTGAAAGCATTATTAAGAATGCCGACTTTGTATTCTTTCTTGCTTTCGATGTTGGTGGATCTCATTACCTGAAGAAGTATCAGCATACTTTCCAGTTCATCAACAATAATACACGTATGATGGCAAATACTTTTACCCTATTGAAGAGGTATAACAAGAGATTCGTCTTTGCATCATCTCAAATGAGTAATATGAGTTACTCTCCTTATGGGGTGATGAAACGTGTTGGTGAACTTCATACCACTGCACTCAAAGGACTTACTGTTAAGTTTTGGAATGTGTATGGTATTGAAAAAGATATGGAGAAGGCTCATGTGATCACTGATTTCATTCGTAGAGGATTTGAGGAGGGTGAATTTGAGATGATGACTGATGGCACAGAAGAACGTCAGTTCCTTTATGCTGAGGACTGCTGTGAGGCATTAGAGACTGTGATGGAGAACTTTACTGACTTCAAACCGGAAGATCCTCTTCACATTACGTCGTTCAGTTCTACTTCTATTAAAGATATTGCCTCAATAATTCAGGGACAATTTAATTTGATTGGTAAGACCGTAAATATTAAACCCGGTCTTGCAAAAGATAGTGTTCAGATGGATAAACGAAACGAAGCAGATACTTATATTACTGGTTGGTGGATACCTAAAACCACTATAGATAGAGGGATTGCAAAAGTTTTTGAGGATATGAAAAGTGATTGGATTTAATAATATTGCAACAATGGGGCGTTTGGGAAATCAAATGTTTCAACATGCTTCAACAAAAGGAATTGCAAGAAAAATGGGATATGAATATTGTATTCCTCCAGCAAACAGATCAGATTTTCAAATAGACAATTATGGGTTATTTGAATGCTTTGAAATGTCTAATGTTGATAGTGTTCAGTTTTTAAACAATGGACATGCTCCGATGGTACAAGAAAGGCATTTTCATTTTGATGAAGAACTTTTTACTATGTGTCCCGACCACATTTCTTTGAGTGGATTTTTTCAGACAGAAAAATATTTTAGACATATAGAATCTGAAGTAAAGTCGGACTATACATTTAGAGATGAATGGTTGGAACCATGTCAAGAGTTCATGTCTCAGTTTGATGGGAAGGAAGTAGGATTCTTGCATGTTAGAAGAGGAGATCCAAATCTTGCAGATAAGAGAGGATTCAAATGGGCGTATGTTAATCTTCAGGATCAACACCCTGTACAATCTCTTGAATATTATGAAGAGGCATTGAAGAGATTTCCTGAAGAAATGCCTATTCTCGTATTTTCTGATTCTATTGATTGGTGTAAGGAACAGGATATTTTCAAACCAGACCGATTTATGTTCTCTGAACCAGAAGACAAATATGATGATGGTGCATTGATTCCGTATGTTGATTTGTGTTTGATGTCTTTATGTTCTCATGCTATTATTGCTAATAGTTCTTTGAGTTGGTGGGGAGCATGGTTGCAAAAAAATTCAAACAAAAAAATTATTGCTCCTAAAATGTGGTTTGGATCTGCATATCATTATCATGACACCAAAGACTTAATACCTGAAGAATGGGATAGAATTTAATATGGATAAAAATAAATCAGTTTTCAAAATCAAAGGATTTCCTGCAATTTATTGGTTAAATTTGGATGCAGATACTCATCGTCGTGAGTATATGGAGGAACAGTTTGAGTACTGGCAGATTGAAAATCATACTCGTATTTCTGGATATGATGGAAGGACCGATGATGTGTGTGAGCATATTACTGGAATTGCTCCAGATAACGTATCAACAAACGAATTGGGATGTTGTTTATCTCATCTGAAAGCAATTAAACATTTTTATCAAGAAACTGATGATGAATATTGCCTCATCTTTGAGGATGATGTTGTTTTAGATACTGTAAAATATTGGAATTTTTCTTGGAAAGATTTTGTATCAAAACTTCCATACAACTGGGACTGTGTTCAATTGACTACTATTTGCACTGGAAATATTCATGTTTGTCTTCATCATTATTTTATTAATGATTTTTCTGCCGCGGCATATTTGATTACAAGACATCATGCATCTAAAATTGTCAAGAACCATGTGCGTGGTGATAAATTTAAATTGAATAATGGCATCAAACCTCGTGCAGTTTCTGAAGATACTGTTTTTGGATCTGGACTAACATATTCAATTCCTTTGTTTTTGTATAGACTCGACTTAGGATCTGCTATTCATCCAGAACATATTGACATTTACCATAGAGGAAGTTATAATGCCTTGGAAAATTTTTGGAAAACTAATGGATGTGAAATGTCTTTGGACCAATTTATGACATATGATCCATATCTGAATAGAATTAGTGAACATTCTCCAAATACCCAATAAAAGGTTGACAGGACTTTATGTTTGCTATATAATACTGTAATGTTTCTTTACAAAACTCAAATGACTGTAACAACTGAAGACGGTGGACGCACAAACATGTGGGCTACAGAACCCCGTATGTACGTCGATCCATCCTATACTGAGACGTATGGTCTTGAGACATATGCAGAACGTGCAGAGAAACTCAATGGTCGCACTGCAATGATTGGATTTGCTGCTGCCCTGGTTTCTTATGCTACAACTGGTAGTGTGTTCTTTTTCGGATTTTTCGGTTTTTGAATACTTGACATTGTATCAAATTTTTTATACAATAACTAGTATTGTCTTTGCTATATCAATGGCATACTTCACAAAAAACTTTTTCGAGAAATACTAATGGACTTTAACGTTACCTTCCGTACTCCTGACGGATCCGAAACAACCGTCACCTGTCAGGATGACCAATATCTTCTTGATGCTGCCGAGGAAGGTGGTGTTGATATGAACTACTCCTGTCGTGCAGGTGCTTGTTCATCTTGTGCAGGTAAGATTGTATCTGGTACAGTAGATCAAAGTGATCAATCATTCTTAGATGATGATCAAATGGAAGAAGGATTTGTGCTCACTTGTGTTGCATATCCAACTTCTGATGTTATAATTCAAACTGAACAAGAAGAAAATCTCTACTGATGCACGGAAGTTTTGAACCAGAAGATCGAGTAATGGATGCTCCATCTGTTTATGAACAAGTTGCTTCTCTTGCCCAAAAATATGGGTGGGAAAAAGATGACAACATTGTAGTTGAAATGGCAGGAACTCAAGTTTCTGGTATCGATGTTGGTGAAGTCTATAACAAAAAATGGCAATCACCTATCGGTATTCGTAAGTACAACAAAGAAGCATTCATTGTTATTAAAAATCTTACCAGAGATCCCTTTGAGTCTTCTAAACCTATGGATAGAGAACACAAACCTCAACATCCATATGAAATAGTTAGTAAAACAAATGACTAATCCAAATCAACTCTATGATGATATGGAGAGGTTAAATGCCCTATACGAAGAACTCTGCTGGGCACATGATGATGAATTAGTATTCACTCATGAAAATGGTAGAGTCATTATTTACAACAAAACACAGGAGCAAGAACAATGAACGAAATCGCAGAAAAACTCAATGGTCGCCTAGCAATGCTTGGAGTCATTGCAGCAATGGGTGCATATGCATTGACCGGACAAATTATTCCTGGTATTTTTTAAGATGGAATTTATAGTAGCAGCACTGCTGTTTCTTATTCCAATTGGTGCAGCAGTTAGAAAATCATGAGTATAGAATGGGCACAGACAACTATTTTTTTATTGGCACCCCTATTCTTTATGCTCATCTTCATAGAAACTAATGAAGATGATAATGGACCCCCAGACGGAGGTATGTTGATACCAGCACAAAATCCAATTCAATAAATGACAAAAAAGACTTTACTCTATATAATGAGTAAAGTCTTTTTTATTATATGCCAAAGAATCAATTGAGTAAGGATGAACTGATATGTCATGTTCTTAAACTCAAGCATGAGGTTAATGAAGAACCAAAAACAGTTTGGCAGAAAGAAAAAGATTTGGCACACAAGTATCTAAATCGAGTACTGGAACGGATTCAAGAGTATCGATACTAGGGGTTGACAGGAATGCAAAACTGTAGTATGCTAAATACATCAGCAAGTTAAGGAACCAACACATTTCTTAACTGTTCGTAACACCCTGCAAACCAAGACCTATAGGGTGTATAAAAACGTCTTTCATATCCTTGCCTTAGGGTGGCGAGGAAATAGTAAAACCATCATTTCCCTGATGATCTTACTTTTTTTCAATTACAATGGCTACAACTCTTTCAAGACAACAATCAACCTCTCCGTGGAATGATTTCTGCGAGTGGGTAACATCAACTAACAATCGTCTCTATGTCGGTTGGTTTGGTGTACTGATGATTCCAACACTGTTAGCAGCAACTGTCTGCTTCATCGTTGCATTCATTGCAGCACCACCCGTCGATATTGACGGTATCCGTGAACCCGTAGCAGGTTCACTCATGTATGGCAACAACATCATTTCTGGTGCTGTTGTCCCAAGTTCAAACGCAATCGGACTCCACTTCTACCCAATCTGGGAAGCAGCATCACTCGATGAGTGGTTGTATAACGGTGGTCCTTTCCAATTGGTAGTCTTCCACTTCCTTATCGGCATCTATGCTTATATGGGACGTGAATGGGAACTCTCATACCGTTTAGGTATGCGTCCATGGATCTGTGTAGCATATTCTGCTCCAGTCGCTGCTGCGAGTGCAGTATTTCTAGTCTATCCTTTCGGTCAAGGTTCATTTTCCGATGCTATGCCTCTTGGTATTTCTGGTACTTTTAACTACATGCTTGTATTCCAGGCAGAACACAATATCCTTATGCACCCGTTCCACATGCTCGGTGTTGCTGGGGTATTCGGTGGATCTCTTTTCTCTGCTATGCACGGAAGTCTGGTTACATCTTCACTCGTTCGTGAGACGACTGAAACTGAGTCACAGAACTATGGTTACAAGTTCGGTCAAGAAGAAGAGACCTATAACATCGTCGCAGCCCATGGTTACTTCGGTCGTTTGATCTTCCAATATGCTTCATTCAACAACTCACGTTCCTTGCACTTCTTCCTTGCTGCATGGCCCGTTGTTGGCATCTGGTTCACCGCACTTGGTGTATCCACGATGGCATTCAATCTCAACGGGTTTAACTTTAATCAGTCCATCCTTGATGGTCAGGGTCGTGTGCTCAACACATGGGCAGACGTATTGAACCGTGCCGGTCTTGGCCTTGAGGTAATGCACGAAAGAAATGCACACAACTTCCCTCTGGATCTTGCTGCTGCTGAGTCAACTCCTGTTGCACTTACTGCACCA